AGTGGCTTGCTTGACGCTGCTTTGTCTGGTAATTATGTTTCTAAGCCCAGTGTTGGTTGGTACTGTAGGGTTGACAAAACTACTGGAGAATTGGTGGATCCAAAAGTTCGAGAAAAAGATACATTAACTGAAGACTTTTGGAAACCTATTATGGAAGATACTGATTTTAAACAGTATTTAACGAATAAGTATTCAATTGTAAATAATGCTATCAACTTATCTAAAATGGATCAACACTAATGGTGTTGACCGAAGATAAGCATTATCAAATAATTCCAGATAAAGGTGATGATCAAGCTTGGAATGTAAGAATACTTTCAGGCACCTTTACTGAAACAGTATTGAAGTTTGGTGTAGTAAAATTCAATGGCAAAGGAAAAGATAAGTATATGTCTTTTAACTTTGACATTGTTTATACGCCGGATACTGAGTTAACAAGAGAAAATAAAAAGTTACAAGAATTCGCTGGAATATTGCTAGAGCAAGTAATGGCCAGAGGAATAGAAGATGGCAATGTAATAACAAGAGAGGTTAAGGATGAAGATACCAAGTAGTCAAAGACTAATATTTTTGATGGATGAGATTGCAGTTGCTAAAAGCAAACTACAACCACATGATACAGGTCATATACACACTTCAATAAGCTACTTAGAAAGTAGAGTTGAAGATATACAAAAAGAAATAGATGAGGATTTGAGAAAAGCTGCCTATGCCTACTAATTTAGAACAAACTATATTACGTAATCTATTAACTGATGAAAACTACATGCGTAAAGTATTACCATTCATCAAGCCAGATTACTTTGAAGGCATATATCGAATATTGTTTCGTGAAGCAGGTAAGTTTGTTGCGAAGTACAATAAGCTACCTAACACTGAAGCTTTTAAAATTGAACTCGATGGTGCTGATAAATTAAATGATGAACAATATAATTTGGCTATGGATATTGTACCACAGTTGTTTTCCAATGAAAAGGTAGATGATAAATGGTTACTGGACACTACGGAAAAGTGGTGTCAAGATCGAGCAATATATCTTGCAATAATGGAATCCATATCAATTATTGATGGAAAGCACGAACAATTAACTAAAGGTGCTTTACCTGATTTATTGACTAAAGCTTTAGGTGTTGGCTTTGATTTACAAGTCGGTCATGATTATGTAGAAAATGCTGAAGATAGATTTAAATTTTATCATACTGAAGAAGATAGATTGCCATTTGATTTAGAATACTTTAATACTATTACAAAAGGTGGTGTACCACGTAAAACATTAAATATTGCGCTGGCTGGCACTGGTGTCGGTAAGTCTTTGTTTATGTGCCATGTAGCTGCATCATCTTTAGTACAAGGTCAAAACGTATTATACATTACTATGGAAATGGCTGAAGAAAGAATAGCCGAAAGAATAGATGCTAACTTACTTGATGTACCTATTGATCAACTCGATAAGATATCTAAAGACAGGTTTTCACTGATGGTTAGTAACATTGCAAAGAAAACTACTGGTAAATTGATCATTAAAGAATATCCTACTGGTTCAGCACATTCTGGCCACTTTAGAGCATTACTTAATGAACTTAAACTAAAAAGACAATTTGAACCAGATCTTATCTTTATTGATTATCTTAATATATGTTCAAGTTCTAGAATGAAAGCAATGGGAGGATCAATCAATTCATACACTTACATTAAAGCAATTGCTGAAGAATTACGTGGCCTTGCGGTCGAATTTAACGTACCGGTCTTTTCTGCAACGCAAACGACTCGTTCTGGTTTTAGTAACTCGGATGTTGGGCTTGAAGATACAAGTGAGTCTTTTGGATTACCCGCAACGGCCGATCTAATGTTTGCATTGATATCTACCGAAGAACTTGATAAACAAGGTCAGTTTATGGTTAAGCAATTAAAGAATAGATATAATGATCCGACTGCTCATAAAAGATTTGTGGTCGGTGTAGATCGTAGTAAAATGCGATTATACGACGTAGAAGAAACAGAACAAACATTAACCGATGATACTCCAGTATTTGATAAAACACCAACTGGCGAAAGATTTAAGGATTTTAAATTATGATAGCAAAACTAATTTCATATAGCAAACCTTCTGAATTTGAAGCATATCAAGATGAATGGAATATAAAGTCTTGTCAAGATTTAATTGCATACTGCGCAAGAGTATCTAATCCATCTGGTCAAGAAAACACAGCAACAAATGAAAAACTTTTAAAATATTTGATTAAACACCAGCATTGGTCTCCATTTGAAATGGCCAGTGCTTGTATTGAGATTAATACCACAAGAGATATAGCAAGACAAATATTAAGACATCGCAGTTTTAGTTTTCAAGAGTTTAGTCAAAGATATGCAAATCCAGTAAAGGAGTTAGAATTTGTTACTAGAGAAGCGCGAATGCAAGATGATAAGAATAGACAAAGTAGTATCGAAGTTGATGACGAAACTTTCCAACTCGATTGGGAAAGAGAACAACAAAGAGTTATCTGGATGTGTAGGCAAGTCTATAACGCTGCAATCAAAAAAGGAATTGCAAAAGAAGTTGCCAGAGCAGTTTTACCAGAAGGATTAACTACATCTAGATTATATATGAATGGTACTATAAGAAGTTGGATTCATTTTATTGAATTAAGATCTTCTAACGGTACACAGAAAGAATGTAGTGAAGTTGCTATAGCATGTGCTAAAGCGATATCAAAAATATTTCCAATGGAGGATTTTATTGACTAACAAATATACACAAGATATGACTGGAACTGGTGATCACATTGAAATGGATGATGAAGAAGAACCAGAAAGATATTATGATTGGATGCTTTGGAAATTAAAGCAAGAAGAAAATAAAGGTGATAGTAGTTAACATGTTATGTTTATTTTCCTTTACTTTTAGAGAAAAGTATGGTATAATATACTTATAAAATGAAAAAAGGACTTTAATATGACTCAATCAATCACCAAAATAAACCATACTTTTGACATACCATACGATATTTCTATTTCAGATTTCTTAACTATCTTAAATGAATATCACCTTACTTTAGTCTCATCCATACCAATTGGACCTGCTGGAGGAAATCCAAATATTACTATTTCTGCAACACCAACATGTATTACGGCTTTTAAACACTTCTTATCTAACAAATAAGATTTGTTTAACATGTTAATAACAAACTTTAAAATAAGTGAAATTAACTGTGTACATTTATGTAAAAGTATGGTATAATATACTTATAAAATGAAAAAAGCGGAGAATACTAAAATGTCAAAACCAATCTCAACATCATCACTTAAGGCTTTAATCCTTAAATCTAATAAACCTTCAATTAAAATTCAACTTTTACTAAGAACTCTTCCGGAAACTATTAGAAGAGAAACCTTAAGAGAAGATTACAATATGAAGATCATAAAGGATCTTGCTAATAAGTACACAATGGTTCAAAAGTTATCACAGGAGATTTTATAATGGGAATACACATTGGAAAGCACGAAAGATCAACATCATGGATTGGTAGGTTTGATCCTAAAGATCCAAGAGATATGGCTGAATTTGCAATGGTTAAGCAGATTGTAAAAGCTTGCAATTCACCTAATATGAAATTTAGAGTAGAGAAAAAAGGTAGGAAACCAACCAATGGTTTTACTTACTTTGGTGATTGTGTAGGTGGTATTAAGAATGCTACATTATGGGATGTGTATGTTTATAAGCGTACGTACGATTATTATAATCAAAGGAGAATTGGATAATGATTATTGTTGATTACAGTGGTATTGCACTAGCTAGTATTATTATTAATAAAACTAATGACGAAGATATGATTCGCCATATGATACTAAATTCACTACGAATGTACCATAAAAGATATAAAAACGAATACGGTGAAATGGTCCTTGCTGTAGATGCTGCAAATAACTGGCGTAGATCAGTATTTCCGCAATACAAAGCTAGCCGTAAGAAAAACAGACAAGAGTCTACATTTGATTGGAATGAAGCATTTCGTTTACTTAATCTAGTAAGAGAAGAAATTGCAGAAAACTTTCCATATAAAGTTATTAGAGTTGATAAATGTGAAGCCGATGATGTTATTGGTACTATTGTTGCTAGTAAATCTACGATACAATTTAATGTGGAAAAAATTATGATTGTTTCTTCAGATAGAGATTTCTTACAATTACAAAGATTTCCTAATGTAAAGCAGTTCTCGCCTCTTCTTAAGAAAGAACTTAAAGAAAATAATGCTAGATATTATTTATTTAATCATATTATACGTGGTGATAAAGGTGATGGTGTACCAAACATTTTATCTAATGACGATACGTTTGTAGAAGGTTTCAGACAAACACCTATGTCTCAAAAGAAAGTAGATGGCATCATAGAAGATCTAGAGCAAGGTGAATTACTATATGCTGCTTCTTGGTATCGTAACTATCTAAGAAATGAAAGACTCATCGCTCTTAGTGAAACACCACAAGAGCTAAAAAATGAAATTATAAATACATATGAAAAACAAGATCCTTGGTCAAACAAAAGTAAAGTATTACCTTACTTAAT